ATGTGGTTTAATTCTTCTTCATCAACTTTAAAAGGTTATGGAACCGCGGCTGGGATACCAGCAGGAACATGGGCTAGTGGTGGTAGCTTAAGCACAGCTAGAACTGTTTTATCAGGGGCTGGAACACAAACTGCTGGACTAGCAGTAGGAGGTGAACAAGGTCCTCCATCAACTTATACAGGAACAGCTGAAGAATATAATGGTTCAAGTTGGTCGAATGGTGGTTCAATGAATACAGCAAGAGCACAGTTGGCTGCTTCAAATGCAGGTCTTCAAACTGCTTCGTTACACTTTGGTGGTAGAACGGCACCTGCGGCAGTAGCAAATACAGAATCTTATGATGGAACTTCTTTTACAGAAGTTAATGATATAAATACAGCACGTAGAGCTGTGCCTGGTGGAACAGGTACACAAACATCTGCTTTAATGTTTGCAGGTTATACAACAACAGCCGTAGGAAATACTGAATCGTGGGATGGAACTAGTTGGACAGAAGTTAATGATTTAAACACAGTAAGAAACCAAACGGCAGGAGCAGGTACACAAACTTCATCAATATGCTTTGGAGGTTCTCCTCCAAACTACATTGCTAATAATGAATCTTGGGACGGTACCTCTTGGACAGAAGTTAATGATTTAAATACAGCAAGAAATGATTTAGCAGGATATGGAACATCAACTCAAGGTATGGCAGTTGGTGGAAGCACTGGTTCCGTTACAGCTGTAACAGAATCTTGGAACGGTACAAGTTGGACAGAAGTAAACGATTTATCTACAGCAAGAGGAGGATCATTGGCAGGCGCTGGAAGTGCTGTTAGTGGAGTTGTCTTTGGTGGATATACAACAGCTTACAGTGCTCTTACTGAAGAATTTACAGCAACTGCAGCAGTAGCTACAGTAACAACTTCATAGTTGACTTTCTAATATAAAGATATATATAACAGTTAACAGAAGGATAGAAATGAATAAAGAAAAACGTAATATAACAACTAAATTAGAAACAGAGTCTAAATACCTAACTAACATTCTTGATAAAGAAGATGTTAAAGAGTTTAAGAAATTAATACCTGAGCTACAAGATACGTGGCACAAAAAACAAATGTTCAGAACAGAAACAGAGATGAGATTTTCTGTATTGTCTGATAATAAATATCCAACGAAAGCTGCAAAGTATTGGCAATCGGTTAGAGAACAAAATACTCACTTTGAGAACTTAGTCCATTTATCATTTGATGCTAGAAAAAATGAAGTGGAAATTAAAAAATTACAAAGAGATATCAAAAAAGAAAAAGATCCATTAGAAGTTGAACTTAAACAAATAGAATTAGAAGAAAAGATCTATGGTAAAGCTCAAATGGAACTTGTTGCAAAACACAGAATGAGAGAAGTTGCAACTTGGTCTAAACTTAAAAAAGAGTTTGACGATGATAACTTTGATAAGAAAGATGTTAACTCACACCAAGCACATTCTTACATGTTAAGACTACAACATCAAAAGAATACTATTACTCCAGGCACATCACAACCTGAAGTGTTTAACGTGTTAGGTCAAATCGATACACTTGAAAGAGTGATTAGAGATAAAGAGTTACAACCACCGAAAGAAAAAAAGAAACTGAGATAATATGAAATTTGACTTTGTATACTTAGGTCAAACAGTTTTAAAGTATCAAGTTCCATTAGAGATCTTTGTTGGTCTTAATGAGATCTATGAGAAACAAAAAAAACATTTGCCTTCTGCTAACAAACAACTTGTTGGTAAAATAGAAGATGAAGTATCTTTATATTATTCTGGTCCTAACAATGACAAGATGCATCAACATTGTTTCTTGCCACAAGATATATTGAAATGGTTTCATACCGTCTTTGATCATTACACAGATTGGAATAAGATAGGTCCAACACAAAAGAATATTAATTCTGTTTGGGTTAATGAAATGAAAGCTAATGAATATAATCCAGTGCATATTCATCAAGGTAAACTCTATACAGGTTTATCTTCTGTGATGTGTTTGAAGATGCCTAAAGATACAGGTATAGAATATTCAGCGCCTGATAAACCAATGAACGGTAGACTACAAATTATCGGATCAGCTAACGGACAATTTTCTAAAACAGACTATTCGCCTAATATGAAGATAGGAGACTTTTATGTTTTTCCTTATGATATGAGACACTGTGTTTATCCATTTAATTCTACAAAAGAAAAGAGAAGAACTTTAGTTTGTAATGTTGATGTTGATTACAACCCAGTAGCATCAAGAACAGGATCAGGACAAAACGAATGATACCAAGAATGCCAAGATGGCAATCTTATGTTGCCACAACTACAGACCCTATATTTTCACCACAGCAATGTCAGATGATTGTAGATGCAGGACATCAGCAAAAACCTGAAGTAGCCAAAGTAGGCGGTGGAGAGAAAGGCCAACATGATACGAAGAAGCGAGTGACAACAATATCATGGATACCTTTTGCTAAATTACCTGAGATGTATAAACAAATAGAGAATCAACTTTCTATTGTAAATCTAAATCATTTTGGTTTTGATGGTGTTAGACTTACAGAGCCAGCACAGTTTACAGAATATCCTAAAGGTGGTTTTTATGATTGGCATATGGATCTAAATGCTTTTGGTCAAGAAGGCCAGAACCCTATTAGAAAAATATCTATGACATTATTATTATCAGACCCTAAAGATTTTACTGGAGGTGATCTGATGTTTTCAGAGATGGGTGATAATAAACCTTTACCTCTTAAACAAGGACAAGCTATATTCTTTGCATCATTTCTAAGACACAAAGTAGCTCCTGTTAAAAAAGGTATTAGACGATCTATGGTTATGTGGTTTGGAGGACCACCTTTAAAATGAAGCTTAATAGAAAGATATTGTTTCCAACTCCTGTATATTTTTACGATTTACCTAACGCTAAAGAACTTAATAAATATTTATTCAAACATATCAAAGCTTGGAAGAAAGCTGATCCTGATGGAGAGAAGAAAACAAACTCTGGATTTGGTTGGCACAGTAAAACAGATATGAATGAAAGAAAAGAATTTCAGCCACTTACTCAAGAACTATTTAAAATGGCAGAAGAATGTAACAAAGATTATGGAGTACAACCTAAATTAGGTTTAGGTAATATGTGGGCTAATATTAACCCTACTTATTCTTACAACAAAACACATACCCACCCTAACTCATTATGGTCAGGTGTGTATTATATCAAAGTGCCTAAGAACTCTGGTAAACTATTTTTAGAAGATCCAAGACCAGGACCCAATACACATATGCCTAGAAGAGTTGAAGGTATACCTGAAGCTTTATGGAGAGTATGTGCTTATGAACCTGCAGAAGGAAGAATGATATTCTTTCCATCTTGGTTGCCTCACGGCGTAGACATTAATTTAAATACAGATAAAGGCGAAAAGAACTGGCGTATATCTGTGTCCTTTAACTTTATACAAATATGAGTTTTAAGAAAAATAAATACCAAGTCATACGTGGTGCTATATCTAAAGAGTTAGCAGATGTTGCTTATAGATATTTACAAATATCTGCAGAGGCTGATAACTGGATGATAAACAATTACACTACACATGTAGGTAATCCATTAGTTGGTAACTTTCATGATAAACAAGTACCAGGATCATATGCCAAATATGCAGACAGACTTATGGAAGTTTTATTAGTTAAAACGATTAATACCATGCAAAAGAAAACAGGACTTAAATTAGTACCTACTTATTCTTACACAAGGCTTTATAGAACAGGCAATATTTTAAACAGACATAAAGATAGACCTAGTTGCGAGATCTCTACAACACTATGTTTAGGTGGTGATCACTGGCCTATCTATCTAGATCCAACAGGAGCAAATACAGTTATTGATGAATACAAAGGTATTATCAAACCAGGTGCACCAGTAGGTGTAGAAGTTAATTTAAAACCTGGTGATATGCTTATCTATTCTGGCTGTGAATTAGAGCATTGGCGAAAGCCTTTTGAAGGAAAGCTTTGCGGACAAGTGTTTTTACACTATAATCATGCAGATGGAAGGTTTGCAAAAACCAATTTGTATGATAAAAGACCTATGTTGGGCATACCCAAATAACGTTGATAATCAGCGCAATCTAATATAATCTGGAGACTTATGTTACAAAAACTAAACTTTTTGCCTGGATTCAATAAACAACTGACACCTACACAAGCTGAAGGGCAATGGGTTGATGGTGACAATGTTCGATTTAGGTACAATACACCTGAGAAGATTGGCGGTTGGTTACAACTAGGTGAGAATGATATGACAGGTGCAGCAAGAGCCATGCATCATATTGTTAATAGATCAGGAAACAAATTTTCAATCATTGGTACAAACAGAATTTTATACGCTTACACAGGTGGTGTGTTTTATGATATACACCCAATTCGAGCAACCTCAACTTTATCAAATTGTTTTACAACAACAAATGGCTCAGCTGTTGTAGAAATAGCCTTTTCTGGAAATCATGGTCTTGTAGCGGGAGATGTTATTCTTTTAGATAACTTTACAACGATTACAAATTCTAATTACACAGCTACAGATTTTGATGATAAAAAATTTATGGTCACAACGGTAGTAAATTCATCAACGATTAAGATTACTATGCCGTCTAATGAATCAGGATCAGGCGCTTCATCATCTGGAGGTATTAGAGTTCAAGCTTACTATAATGTTGGACCTGCAGAACAAGCACCAGGATTTGGTTTTGGTTTAGGACAATGGAGTGGAACAGTTTCAGGAGAAGCTGTTACAAGTTTAAGTGGTGGTATTAATGCTGTAACAACTACTGTTGTATTAAGTGATGCATCTTTATTTCCATCATCAGGTACAAACTTTGTTCAAATTGGGTCAGAAGAAATATCATACACAGGTATTACAGGTAATACATTAACAGGAGTTACAAGAGGTGTAAGAAATACAACAGCAGCAACTCACTCAAACGGAGCAACGGTTACAGACTCATCTGACTATGTAGCATGGGGTGAAGCAGCATCAGGTGACTTAGTTATAGATCCAGGTTTATGGTCTATAGATAACTTTGGAGATAAAATTATCGCACTTATACATAATGCACAAGTATTTGAATGGAATTCAAACGCAGCTAATGCTGTAGCAACAAGAGCAACTATTATTTCAGGTGCACCAACAGCGTCACGTGATATGTTAGTATCTACACCGGACAGGCACTTAGTATTTTATGGAACAGAAACAACGATTGGAGATCAATCAACACAAGATGATATGTTTATTAGATTCTCTGATCAAGAAGATATTAATGATTATACACCAACAGCAACCAACACAGCCGGTACACAAAGACTTGCAGATGGATCTAGAATTGTAGGAGCTGTTAGAGGTAGAGATGCAATCTATGTTTGGACAGATACATCTTTATTTACAATGCGTTTCATTGGTCCACCTTTTACATTTGGTTTTGCACAAGTTGGTACAAACTGTGGATTGATAGGACAGAACGCTGCATTAGAAGTAGATGGAGCTGCATATTGGTTATCAGATAATGGTTTCTTTAAATACTCTGGTAATCTTGAAACCATGACATGTTTAGTAGAAGATTATGTATTTGATGATATTAATACAACGGCATCACAATTAATTAATGTAGGTTTAAATAATTTGTTTGGTGAGATTACTTGGTTCTATCCAACAAATTCTTCTGAAGTAGTTAATAGATCAGTCACTTATAATTATATGGAGTCTTCTCCACAAAGACCAATATGGACAACAGGATCTTTAGCTAGAACAACTTGGGTTGATTCATCTGTATTTGGTTTACCTCATGCAACTTCGTTTAATGCATCTGGAACATCTTATGATGTTGTTGGAAATACTGAAGGAGCTACAACATATTATCAACACGAAACCGGAACGGATCAAGTTAAGTCTGCAGCAACAACTACTGTAGCTGCTAATATAGAATCTGGAGATTTTGATATTACTAGAGGTCAGGGCGGAGGAGCTGATCTTAGAGGAGACGGAGAATTTATTATGAAGATAAGAAGATTTATACCAGACTTTTTATCTCAAACAGGTGATACACAAGTGACTTTAAATTTAAGAAATTATTCAAATAACTCACAAGCAAGTTCACCACTTGGACCCTTTACAATTACTTCATCAACAACTAAAATAGATACAAGAGCCAGAGGTAGATCTGTTGCTTTAAAAGTAGCAAATACAGGGTCATCTCAGGATTGGAAATTAGGAAGTTTTAGGTTAGATATACAAGCAGACGGAAGAAGATAATGGCAAAAATAGTATTAGCAT